GTAATTACAAGATGTTAAGGTGGTGAAACATGGCCGAGTCACATAGGCCCAATTCGACGCCAAACGCCGTTAATCCGGCCTCGCTATCCGTAGAGGACATGTCGCGGCTGCTCAGCGCTGGCGGCGGCAGAAAAATCACCCCCGAGCAGGTGCAAGCGGACCTGGACGCCGGGGCACCGGTCGGCCGCGACGGGCGGATGAACCTGGTGCATTACGCGGCGTGGCTCGTGCGGGAGGTGCAGGCGCGGTGAAGGTGGACCCCGCTCAACTTCGCGTTGCCGAAGCCGTGCGGCTGCTGAACTCCACGCCCGCGGGCGAAGTGGTCCAGCCGCATGTGGTCTACCGGCATCTCAACCGCGCCGCCTACAAGATCGGCGACGGCCGGCGCATCAATCTGGTGCGCTACGCGGCGTGGCTGTTTCACGCGCGGCGCGAAACGTTCGAGCCGGGTTGGACGGAAGGTGATTACGAAGCGCACAAGGACGCCGTCAATGCCCGCAGCCGACTGGCCTCCGAATCGTCGCGCGACATCGCCGCCGAGGGGTGGGTCCACGAACCGAAGAACCCGCAGCGCAAGGATGCGTGCCGGAAGTCGTTCCGCTCGTTCTGCGAGCAGTACTTCCCGCAGACCTTTCACCTGGCCTGGTCGCCGGACCATCTCAAGGTGATCAGCAAGATTGAAACAGCCGTGATCGATGGCGGCCTGTTCGCCATGGCCATGCCACGCGGCAGCGGCAAGACCACGTTGTGCGAGACGGCGTGCCTCTGGGCGCTGCTATATGGGCACCGGGAGTTCGTGGCGCTGATCGGCGCCGATGAAGAACATGCCGGGGACATGCTGGATTCGATCAAAAGCGAATTGGAGAACAACGACCTGCTGGAGGAGGATTTCTCAGAGGTCTGCGGCCCAATCCGGGCGCTGGAAGGCATCCACCAGCGAGCCGCTGGGCAGCTCTATCGCGGGGCGCGGACGCATGTCGGCTGGACTGCCAAGGAGATCGAGCTGCCGACGATCGAAGGCAGCGTCGCCTCCAGCGCCATCATCAAAGTCGCCGGGATCACCGGGCGCATTCGCGGCATGAAGCACAAGCGCGCCGACGGCAAGTCCGTGCGCCCGTCACTGGTGCTGCTGGATGATCCGCAAACGGATGAATCGGCCCGTTCACCGAGCCAATGCCAGACGCGCGAGCAGATCCTCGCCGGTGCGATTCTGGGTCTGGCCGGGCCCGGGCGCAAGATAGCGGGATTGATGACACTCACCGTCGTACGCCCGGATGACATGGCCGACCGCATTCTGGACCGTGAGAAACACCCCCAATGGCAAGGGGAACGCACGAAGATGGTGTACACGTTCCCGACGAACGAGAAGTTGTGGCAGGAGTACGCCCGTCTGCGCGCCGAAGGCCAGCGTTCGGACCGGGGCGTTATCGATGCGACCGAATTCTATCGGGCCAACCAGCTCGACATGGATGCGGGCACCGTCGTCGCCTGGCCACAGCGCCACAATCCCGACGAACTGAGTGCCATCCAGCATGCGATGAACCTGAAGCTGGATCAGGGCGACGCCGCGTTTTGGGCCGAATACCAGAACGAGCCGCTGCCGGACCAGGCCGATGGGGAGGCGATGCTCTCGGCCGACACGATCGCCGCCAAGACCAACGGCATGAAGCGCAGCGAAGTGCCGATGGGCGTGAACCACCTAACGATGTTCATCGATGTTCAGGGGACGCTGCTGTTCTGGCTGGTTTGCGGATGGGAGGATGATTTCACGGGGTACGTGCTGGATTACGGCGCATATCCCGATCAAAAGCGCCCCTATTTCACGCTACGGGATGCGAGGCGGACGTTGCTGACCGTTCACACCGGCACCGGGCAGGAAGGCGTGATCTACGCGGGCCTGGGCGCGTTGACCGGTCAGTACCTCGCCCGGGAGTGGCGGCGGGATGATGGCGCGGTGATGAAGATTGAACGGTGCCTGATCGACGCCAACTGGGGCAACAGCACGGACGTCGTCTATCAGTTCTGCCGGCAGTCCCCACATTCAACCATCGTAATGCCCAGCCATGGGCGCTATGTGGGCGCGGCCAGCACGCCGTTCTCCGACTACAAGCCCAAACGCGGCGACCGCGTGGGACTGCACTGGCGTGTGCCAGGAATCACCGGCAAACGCGCCACCCGCTACACGCTGATCGATACGAACTACTGGAAGAGCTTCGTCCACGCTCGCCTGGCCGTTCCCATGGGCGACCCGGGATGCCTGTCGTTGTTCGCTGGCCACGATCATCGCCTGCTTTCGGAACACCTCACTGCCGAGTACCGCGTGAAGACCCAGGGACGCGGCCGTGAACTGGAGGAATGGAAGCTCCGCACCCCCGGCGGTGACAACCACTGGCTCGATTGCCTGGTCGGCTGCGCCGTGGCCGCGAGTATACAGGGCGCGGTTCTCTTCGGCACGGACGCGCGGCGTGAGGCATCCCGGCCGCGATTGAAACTGTCGGCGATCCAACGGAGACGGCAATGAAGACCCCTCGTGTCCCAAGCGCTGATGCACCTCGCGGGCTGGTTTGTCCCCGATGCGGATGCCGCCACTTCGAGTTGGTGAAGATCTCTCACGCCGTCGGATACACCCGTCGTCGTCGTTCCTGCCGGCATTGCGGTCATCGTGTGACCACCACCGAACGCATCGTCGGCGGAGGGAATCTCCTGCCACAGGGTCTGCCGGCAGACCCAATCTGAGCAAATACCCATCCCAAGGAGCCAACTCACCCTGGAATCCTGTCCATAAGGGGTGATGCAGGCACTTGCGCCCACGACAACCCAATGGCCCCCGGGCCTGTCCGCGGCGGCATTCCGGCACTGCCCCATGTCGCTTCGGGATGACGCGCTGCAGGCGGCGTGGCTGGCGGCAGCAGAGGGCCGCAAACCCGATTCGGCCGTGCGGGCGCTGTTGCGCCATGAACAGCGACACGCCGCGCAGAAGCCCAACTTCGAGCGTTGCCCGGTGGCGCAGGTGCGCAAGCGATTCTGACGAGTACCGACATGACTGAGGAATTGGAGCAAAGCATCCGTGACAACGCCGCCGGCCCCAGACGCGCCAAGGGGGACAGCGGCGAGATGGAGCAGCATCCGCTGCCCGACCAGATTGCCGCCGACCGCTACCTGCAAGGAAAGAAGGCCACCCGCGCCAAGGGACTCGGGATCGCGATGAAGAAACTGGTACCGCCCGGAACGGACTGAATGCTGAGCTGGCTGAAGAACCTCGCCTCGCCCACGCGATCCAGCGGTCGGACGCCGCGCCCGACTCGCCTGCGGATTGTCCGCGCCGGGGCGGGACGGTCGATGGCGGCTCGATATGACGCGGCGGTCACCAACGACGAGAACCGCCGCCACTGGGCCAACGCCGACGGCCTCTCGCCCAACGCATCGATCAACTCCGAAGTGCGGCGTATCCTGCGAAACCGCGCCCGCTACGAGGTCGCCAACAACTCTTACGCGCGCGGCATCGTGCTGACGCTGGCCAATGACGTGATCGGCACCGGCCCGCGCCTGCAGATGCTCACCGAAGACCCCACGGCCAACCGGACCATAGAACTGGCATTCGCCCAATGGTCGGATGCCGTGGGCCTTGCGCCCAAGCTGCGGACCCTGCGCATGGCCCGGGCCGACTCCGGGGAAGCCTTCGCCATTCTGACGAATAACCCCGCCATCGACGCCCCGGTCCAACTGGACCTACGTCTGCTGGAGGCCGATCAGGTCACCACGCCGCTGTTTGACCCCCTGGACCCCCAGCCGGTGGATGGCATCGTTCTGGATCGCCTGGGCAACCCGGTTGAGTACCACGTTCTTCGCCGCCACCCTGGCGAGAGCACCTTCTACGCCGGAACCGGGCTGGAATTCGAGCGAATTCCCGCCTCGGCGATGATCCATTACTTCCGCGCCGATCGCCCGGGACAGGCGCGGGGTATTCCCGACATCACGCCGGCGCTGCCACTGTTCGCGCAGCTGCGGCGCTACACGTTGGCGGTCATCGCGGCCGCAGAAACCGCCGCTGATTTTGCGGCCGTGCTCTACACCGATGCGCCCGCAAACGGCGAAGCCGATGCGGTCGAGCCGATGGACCTGGTGGACCTGGAACGCCGCATGGCGACCGTCCTGCCCGGCGGCTGGAAGCTCGGGCAGATCACCGCCGAGCAGCCCGCGACCACCTACGGCGAATTCAAGAAGGAAATCCTCAACGAAATCGCACGCTGCCTGAACATGCCGTTCAACGTCGCGGCGGGCAATTCATCCGGCTACAACTACGCCTCCGGCCGACTGGATCACCAGACCTATTTCAAGAGCCTGCGGATCGATCAGGCCCAGATCGAGACGGTCGTTCTCGACCGCGTCCTGGCGGCGTGGCTGAACGAAGCCGTTCTCGTCGAGGGTCTGCTCCCGCAATCGATGCGGGCCGTGGACGCCGCCCACCCGCACCAGTGGTTTTGGGACGGCCAGGAACACGTCGACCCCGCCAAGGAAGCCTCGGCCCAAGCAACCCGGCTCCAGAACAACACGACCACGCTCGCCTTCGAGTACGCCCGGCAAGGGCGCGACTGGGAGGCCGAGCTGCGCCAGCGCGCCAAAGAAGTGGCGCTGATGAACGAATTGGGCCTGCCCACCGCCGCCGCCCCCAACGGCAGCGGATCGCAGCAACCGCAAAATCAGGAGAACCAAGATGCCCAGAGCGTCAACACCGAAGACTGATTCCCCGGACGTCCAGGGTCCGCGCGATTTCCAGATCGTCGCGGCCGCAGGCGACCTGCGCTGGATGGAAGCCGCCGCCCCCGACGGCCAAGGCTCCAAGCCTCGGCGATTCCAGATGACCGCCTACACCGGCGGCCCCATGCAACTGGTCGGATGGCGCTTCCCAGTGGTCGTCGACCTGGCGGGCCTGCAGGCCTCCGCCAAGCCCAAGGTCTTCCTCGAACACGATCGCGCCGCCCGCGTGGGCCACATTGATCAGGTCCAGCTCAGCGAATCGGCCCTCGGGGTGACCGGGGTCGTATCCGCGTCCGGCCGAGCCGCGCAGGAGGTTCTCGCCGACGCCGCCAACGGCTTCCCCTGGCAGGCTTCGATCGGAGCCCGCGCGACGGAAGTCGAGTGGGTGCCCGATGGGCATAGCGCCCGTGCCAACGGAAGAGTCTTTCAAGGCCCCGTGAACATCGCCCGCAAGTCGGTGCTCGGGGAAGTCAGCTTCGTAGCGCTGGGCGCGGATGACAACACCTCCGCCGCCATCGCCGCCACACAACCGCAAACTCAAAAGGAGTCCTCCATGCCGCAGGCAACAACCGAAACCACCACCAGCATCTCCGCGACCGCCGATCCGGTGGTGCAGCCGCCCGAAGCGATCCGCGCCCAGGCGGCCGCCGAGATGAAGCGTATCGCCGCGATCCAGAAGCTGTGCGGACCCAAGCACGGCGAGATTGCCGCCAAGGCGGTCGAAGAGAATTGGGATGCAACCCGCACGGAACTGGAAATCCTGCGTGCCGATCGGCCCGCCGCGCCGGCAGCGCATATTTCCGACCATACGGTCACCGATGACATCCTGATCGCAGCGGCGTGTCAGGCATCGCGGCTGCCCGGCCACGAGAAGCAATTCGAGGCCCGCACGCTGGATGCCGCGCATAAGGCCTTCCGCGGGCGGCTGGGACTCCAGCGTCTGCTCATGGAAGCCGCGTGGGCCAATGGCTTCGGAGCCCGCTCGTTTGACGATGATCGCGATGGCGCGCTTCGCGCTGCGTTCAGCACGTTCCGGCTGCCGGGGATCCTCTCCAACATCGCCAACAAGTTCTTGCTCGCCGGGTTCATGAGCGTTGAGAACGCCTGGCAGCAGATCGCCGCGACCCGTCCGGTGCGGGATTTCAAGACCGTCACGAGCTACCGCATGACCGGCGCCTTCGAATACGACGAGGTCGGTCCGGATGGGGAACTCAAGCACGGCCAGGTGGATGAAGAGAGCTTCACCAACCAGGCCAAGACCTACGGCAAAATGTTCGCCGCGACGCGCACAGACCTGATCAACGACGATCTGGGCGCGCTGACCAGCCTTCCCCAGCGGATTGGCCGGGGCGGGGCACTGAAGCTCAACAAGGTGTTCTGGACCAGCTTCCTCAACAACGCCGCGTTCTTCACCACCGCACGGGCCAACTACGCCGCCGGAGCGGAGACGGCGCTGTCGATCGACGGTCTGACCGCCGCCGAGCTGATGTTCCTCGAGCAAAAGGACGCCGAGGGAAGCCCGCTGAGCATCCAGCCCCGCACCTTGCTTGTTCCGCCGGCGCTGCTGGTGCGCGGCACGCAGCTCATGCAGGCGACGGAGGTGCGGGATACGACCGCAAGCACCAAGTACCTGACCAACAACCCCCATGCCGGGAAGTTCAACGTCGTCTACTCGGCCTACCTGGCCAACGCCACGATCAGCGGCTACAGCGCCAAGGCGTGGTATCTGCTCGCCGACCCCAACGATCTGCCCGTCATCGAAGTCGCGTTCCTCAACGGCCAGCAGACGCCCACCGTCGAACGCGCTGATGCGGATTTCAACGTCCTGGGCATCCAGTTCCGAGGGTATTTCGACTTCGGCGTGGGCCAGCAGGACTATCGCGGCGGCGTGAAGTTCAAGGGCGAAGCCTGATCGCGTGACAGATAGCTCAACATCCAACACCAGAAAGCGAGTCCATTATGCAATCGGTTCAAGTTCAAGGCGTCGGCAATCAGATCGACTACACCCCCAGCGCCGATGTCGCGGCCGGGGAAGTGGTCGTTCTCGGGGATCTGGTCGGCGTGGCGGAACGCGCCATCGCGGCCAATGTCCTTGGCTCATTGACCATCGCTGGCGTCCGCGATTTCGCCAAGCCCACGGGGGCAGGCAGCGCTTCGGGGATGACGTTTGGGGCCAAGGTGTACTGGGACGACACCAACAACGTCGCCACGGTCACCGCCAGCGGCAACAAGCAGATCGGCAAGATCGTCCGCACCGCCGCCGACGCGGATGCGACGGTGCGCTGCCTGCTGAGTCAGTAGCAGCGTCGCCCGCACGTTCTCAATGGCAATTTCGATACGGAGTCAATCATGGCCAGCAACTTCAAGATTTCCACCGCCGCGCGCAATGCCGCTGCCAACGCGATTGCGGCACTGTGCAACAGCGGCACCATCCAGATCCGCACCGGCGCACCGCCGACCAATGTCTCGGATGCCGATTCCGGGACGCTGCTGGGGACGCTGAACTTTGGCGCTACCGCGTTCGGCAGCGCCGCCAACGGTACGGCGACCGCCAACGCGATCTCCTCGGACACCTCGGCGGATGCCTCGGGCGACGCCGGGCATTTCCGCGCCAAGGATGGCAGCAGTAACACCATCTTCCAAGGCACGGCCGGCAACTCGGGCGATTCGCCGGACATGACCTTCGACAACAAGTCGATCGTCGCCGGCGGAACCATCGCGATCAGCAGCCTGACCATCACCGTTCCCATCCAGTGAGGACCCCCATGCATTTCCCCCTGGAGCTTGAGGTTCAAGTCGTCGCCGCGGCGCAGTCGGGGCACACCCCCGAGTTGATCGAGCGGCGGCTTGCGGCGATCGCGGGACGCGACGACGAGGAATCGCGCCGGGAACGGGCGTTCCTGGTCGGCCTCAAGGAGCGAGAGCAGCTTCGATGAGCTGGACCGCCACATCTTCCAAGAACCATGCCTCCAACAAGACGGCGGGCACGAGCCTGACTCTGCCCATCGCCGGGGCCGCGCTATCCGCCGGGGATGTGGTGGTTGTCAGCGTCGCCATCGATAACTCCCAGACGGGTGACGGCGACAGCGCGCTCGTTTCGGGACTCTCCTGCTCGAATGTCACGTTTACCAAGGTCGCGGAATACACTAACGGCCAGGGTGGCTCGGCCGCTGGGGCAACCTGCGCGGTCTGGTACGGCATCGCCAGCGCCACGGTCAACGTCGGCACCAACATCACCATCACCCACACCAGCCGGACCGCGCGGGCCGCGTGCTACCAGGCATTTAGCAAGACCGGGTCATACGTGTGGCTCACGGCCACGCCGGTAAAGTTCGTGGGGGATGGCGCTGATCCGGCCTCACAGAGCCTCGCGGGCTTGGGCAGCGGCGAGCACCTGGCCGTGATGGCCATCGCTCACGAAGCGCCCAATACGCTGGTCTGGAACAGCCTGACCAACTACACCGCGTTCAATAATACCAGCGGTGAATCCGGCACCTCCGGCAGCACGACCGCGACGAACATGACCTGCCGGGCGGGGTATCGGATCTTCTCCGGCACCTCAGACACCCTTGACGTGGCGGCGTCAGCGACCTCGGACCTTGCCGGCATCTACCTGGCGCTGCAGGAAGGCAACTCCCCGCCCCTGGTCGTGGATGCCAGTTCGCCCGCCGCAGTCGTTGTGAACAACGGTGCGGCCAATGCTGCGGCGACCACCGCCAGCTTCACTCCGCCCAGTGGCGCGATGCTCGTGGCGGTTGTCTCCTGCGACACCGGGGATGACCAGGAGTTCGTCAGCGACATCACGATCACGCTCAGCGACAGCCTCGGTTCGACCTGGACCAACCGATCCGAACGCGATTCGGGCGATGCCGGGTCAAACTTCGGCCACAGCTCGATCCACACGGCTGTCGTCACTGCCAGCCAGCCGATGACCGTCACGGCAACCCGAGCGCAGGTCCAGGTCGCCGAATCCGGCGTGATCGTACTGAAGGTATTCGTCATTACCGGCCAGCACGCTTCGCCGATTGGAGCGGTCAACGAAGGCAGCGCCACCACCAACGACACCAATGCGACGATCACGACCACCGCCGCCAATTCGATGATCCTGGTCGGCGGCACGGACTGGGCCGCCAACGGGGATTTCACATCCAGCGACCTGACGCTGACGACCGGCACGCTCAGCGGGCTGATCTCCTACGTGATGGGGTACAAGCCCGTGGCGACGGCCGGCAGCCAGACGATGAACCTGAACGCCGGCGGAACGGCAAGCACGCTACTGAACTGGACCGCGCTGGAGGTCCTGGGTACCCCGGCGGCGGCAACCTTCACCGCGACTGCCACACCATCGACCGGACACACCGCCGCAGCGAGCACGGCGGCGTTCTCGATTCCCAACAGGACGGCGTCCGCCGCGATGTCTGGCGGGCACACCTCGGCCACTGGGGGTGCGACATTTTCGCCGCCCGTCTGGACGGCTGTGTCCGCGCTATCCGTCGGACATACCGCCTTCGCCGGAACGGCATCCTCTTCGGTTGCCAATCGCACCGCCTCCACGGCGCTGGCGGTCGGACACATCGCCACGGCCATTGCGGCCACACTCTCGATCCCCAGCCGCACGGCGTCCGCTACCGTGGCCAGCGGGCATGTTGGTATGGCCGGCGCTGGGACGTTCACCCGGCCGGTATTCACCGCCTCAACGGCACACAACACTGGCGCTGCTCTCCTGGTCGCAGCGGCATCACGCACGACAGCCACATTCACCGCCGCCGGCGCTGCGTCCACGGGGCCGGTCACCTCGGCAATCGCGGTCGCGGTCGCGGTGCCGAGCTTCTCGGCAGCACTGAACGCGAACTCGGGTCATATCGGATTCGTGGCAGCGGCCGTCTCCGGACTGCCAACGCGGGTTGCGGCAGCGTCGCTGACCGTTCGCGGACCCGCGCTGGCCGCTTCAGCCGCATTCGCCGCCCGGGTCTATTCCGCCTCTGGCGGTGCGACACTCGGCCGTGCAGCCGCCCACGCCAATGCGTCCTTCGTGCAGTACAGCCTGCTGGACACGACGGGCATCGAGCAGTCGGTCGGATACTCCAAGGAACTTCGGGTTCCCACCTACGGCACCCGCGGGTTGTCGGTTATCAACTACACCATCGCCGGTCTGGTCGTGGTCATCGGCGCTGGTGAGACGATCGACATCCACGATGAGTGGGTGGTGGGTGAGAGCACGACCGTCACCTTCATCACGCTGCCCGATAACGCGATCATCCTGTACGAGCAGGCCAGCCAGTTCGGTGTCGATGCGTTCCAATACGGCGACTGGGCCATCATCTTCCAGAACGTCTCGCGGACGGCGTTCTACATGCAGTACGGGGCGCAGAGTTCCTACCCCGGCAATGATCCCATGCTGGTCAGCGCGCTTGGCAATGCGGGCTTCACGGCGCGCGCCGCCTCGGAGGGGATCAGCGCCGCAGAGATGCAGGCTCGGAATTGGGTGGATGGCGAGGGCGTCGCGCATGTGCGATTCGCGGTGGTGGACGATCAGTCGTGGATTACAGCCCAGGTTTCTGGATTCTTCGACCATGTCGCCGACGGGAACTCCGTGTGTGCGCCCGCACAGTTTGTGGCTTATGCCACATTCGTCCCGCCGGCGTATGTCGCATCGATGACCGCCGTGATCAACGGGGTGCAACTCGACTGCGTGGGTCTGTTCGCCCAGCCCGTGACCTTCAATCCCGCATGGGTCTCCCCCTCGAAAGTGCTGGTGAACCATGCGTAGGAACACTCCCGGTCAGGTCATCTCCTGCCATCTGGTCAACCGCACCAACGGCGAAGACATCACCACCGGCACGGTGGGCGTGTTCATCACGCTGGATGGCGGTGAGCAATTCCAGGGAACTGGCGCTATTGAGCACGAAGGCAACGGGGACTGGACGTACCATCCACTTCAGGCGGAGACGGACGGCACCTACCTGTCGTTCACCTTCGTCCACCCCCAGGCGATCAGCCAGACCATCGGGGTGTACACCGTCAGTTGCCGCAAGCCACGACCCGAGAGCACGACAGACCTGCTCCAGCGATCCAGTGTGTGGCTCGGACAACTGCGCCGCAAATACCTGTCGCAGACGGTCACCTACATCCGGGATGGTCTGCCGGAATCGCTATCATTGGAACTGCCGGCCACGATCGGGCAAACGACATTTCAACTCGATGATGGCGCCGGTGCAGTCCTGACCACCCAGAGCCGTGATTATCTCATCGACGCTGCGGATCTGTCCGTCGGCGATCAACCGATTATCCCGCGCAAAGGCGACTTGATCATCGAGCAGCAGGACGGGCAGTCCTACACCTACGAAGTCATGGGACCTGGCGACGAACCATGCTGGCGATGGAGCGATGTCTATCACCGGACGCTGCGGATTCATACCAAGGCGGTGGAATGAACAGCTCACTCATCATCCAGGTGGCCGACGCGGTCGTCGAGGAGCTGAATGCCTCCGAGGCCGCGACAACCCTGCCGTTCAAAGCCGTGCGGCACTACCGGCCGGAGTTCGAGTTGGCGGAACTGAAGACGCCCCGCGTGAGTGTCGTGCCGCGTGGGATCAACATCACCCCGGCCAGCCGAAGTCAGAACAGCCACGAGGTGGAGATCGATGTCGCCGTGCAGCAGCGAGTCCAGGCCGGAGATACCGAGACGCTGGATGCCCTGATGAACCTGGTGCAGACGATCGCGGATGGGCTGCGCCTGCGGCGGCTTGCCGCCGTGCCAGAGGCGATGTGGATCGGGACGCGCAACAGCCCGATCTACTCACCCGATCACCTGGAAACCAAGGGCGTTTTCACCAGCGTGCTGACGATGACCTTCGCGGTGGAGCAGTAACCATGATTGCGACGAAGGCAACAACCCGGTTCGACGCCAAGCGCGTGAAGAAGGCGATGGACGCGGCCAACTTCCGCAACCTGGGCCACGCCGGCGGCTACCTGCGCAAGGCGGCGCGACACTCGATCCGCAAGAGCCCCAAGCCCTCGCCCGCGGGCACGCCGCCGCACACGCGCAAGGGACGAATCCGCAACGCGATCAAGTGTGCCGTCGTCAAAGCAACGCAGTCCGTCGTGATCGGACCGGACGTGGACGTCGCCGGAACCAGCGGCGCTGCCCACGAGTTCGGCGGGCCCTATAGACACGAAACGTACGACCGCCGCGCCTTTATGGGTCCGGCATTGGAAAGACATAAGGACCGATTGCCCGACCTCTGGGCCAACTCGGTCAAAGGAGCTTGATATGGCCAAGCGAGGAATGGACGCAAAATTGTATTTCTGCGCCGCCGGGATCGGCGCAACACCAACCTGGACGCTGATCAACAACACCAAGAACGTCACGCTGAACCTGCAAAAAGGCGAGGCAGATGTCACCACCCGCGGCAACAACGGCTGGAAGGCCACGATCGGCACGCTCAAGGAGGGCTCGATCGAGTTCGAGATGGTCTGGGATACGACTGATGCCGCGTTCACCGCGATCCAGCAGGCGTATTTCAGCGACAGCGTGATCGGCCTGGCGGTGATGGATGGACCGATCGCTACAGTCGGCAGCCAGGGGCTGTGGGCGGACTGCGCGATCACGGATTTCTCACGGGATGAGCCGCTGGAGGACGCGATCACGGTGAAGGTCACCGCCAAGCCGACGTACTCGGCCAACCCGCCGATCTGGAAGACCATCGCGACATAGGAGCATCGACATGAAGACATTCACCGACAACGCGGGCAGGACCTGGACCATCGCTGTCAACGTGGACGCCATCAAGCGCGTGCGGGATCTGGTGCAGGTGAACCTGCTGGAGGTGATCGAGGGCAAGCTCATCGAGCGATTGGTCTCCGACCCCATCCTGCTGTGCGACGTGATCTACAGCCTCTGCAAGCTCGAGGCGGATGCCAAGAGCATCAGCTACGTGGACTTCGGCCGCGCCATGGCTGGAGACGCCATCGACGCCGCGACGACGGCGTTGCTGGAGGACCTGGTCGATTTTTTCCCGCAGGCCAGGAGAAAGGTCCTGGCCAAGGCGATGGGGAAGCTGCGGATGCTGGAGCAGATGGTCACCCGCCGGGCCGAGACTCGGCTCGACAGCCCGCAGCTCGAGGCGGAACTGCTCAGACAGCTGGAGGCGCTGGAGGAAACCCCGCCGACGCCGCCGAACGGCTCATCTGGCAATGTGCTGGAATCGTCGGAATCAATCCCGGCCCGCTGACGCTCCGCCAACTTCTGGCGATGTGCCAAGCCCGGTCGGACGAGCAGTGGAACCATACGGCGGCGCTGCTCGCGATGCTCGTGAACATCAACCGCGACCCCCGGAAGGGACGGGCGATGAAGCCAGCTGATTTTCACCCGGGGATGCTGAGGACAGCGGCACGGGCGGGAGCTCCCAAGGCTGACATTCGGCTTCTCAAGGCCGTGTTTGTGGATGGAAGGTGATGTCATGAACCGAGCACAACTGCGAGCGCTGCTCATGCTGGTGATCTTGATGGCCGTGATGGTCCTGTTGTTCACCTGTGCCCCGGTGGAAGGAGGCTTTTGACCCATGGCCTCAGCCCAGAACATCAAGGCAGGCAGCGCTTACATCGAACTGCTTGTCAGGGACAGCCAGCTGGTGAAGGGCCTCAGCGCCGCCGGCAGGCGTCTGACGGCATTCGGCACTGCGATCAGCTCGATGGGCAAGAAGCTTATGCTGTTGGGCACGGCGGTCACCGCGCCGCTCACGGCGCTGACCAAATCGTTTGCGCACGGCGGCGCGACCCTGTTCGACATGAGCAAACGCACAGGCATGTCCGCCGAAGCCCTCTCAGAACTGGGCTACGCCGCGGCGCAGACGGGCTCGGACCTGCAGACCGTCGAAGTGGGCGTCAAGAAGATGCAGAAGACCTTGTACGCCGCCGCCAATGGATCGAAATCCGCCGCCGAAGGCTTTGCCGCGCTGGGGCTGGATGTGCAGCAGCTCATGGCTCTTGAGCCCGAGCAGCAATTCGAGGCAATTGCTGCCGCCATCGCACGGATTGAAGATCCCACGGCGCGCACGGCCATGGCGATGCATATCTTTGGTCGCAGCGGAACGTCCCTGCTTCCTCTCATGCAGCAGCTCGAAGAATTGCGAGCCAAGTCGCGGGCGCTGGGTCTGACGGCTTCATCGCAAGGCGCGGCCTCCGCCAAGGCGCTGGACGATGCCTTCACGGACCTGGGCAGAGTCACCAAGAAGACTGGTTCGATCATCGGCTCGGCTCTGGCCGACACGATTAGGACCACGACACAGTGGATGACGGACCTGATCGTCAAAGTCAACGCCTTCATCAAGGCGCACAAGGATGTGGTGGTAACCGTGTTCAAGGCCGGCAAGGTGATCTTCGGGCTGGGAGTTGGGCTTCTCGTGCTGGGGACGATCATCTCTAAGACCGGCGCGGGATTGACGTTGCTGGCCGGGATCGTCACCAAGGCCGCGTCGATGCTGGCAATCATGGGATCGATCCTGGTGTGGCTGGTCTCGCCGATTGGCCTGGCGATCACGGCGGTCGCGGCGCTGGGAGCATACCTCATATATACGACAGGGATCGGCACCAAGGCCCTGGCGTGGCTCGGGGAGCGGTTTGCGCAGCTCAAGGACGAGGCGCTGGTCGCCTGGCAAGGCATCTCCGACGCCATGGCCGCCGGAGACATCGGTCTGGCTGCGCGCATCCTGTGGCTGACGCTCAGGCTCGAATGGGACAAAGGGATCGCCGCACTTCAACCGCTTTGGTTGGGGTTCAAAACCTGGTTCCTCCAGATCACCTATGGCGCGTTCTACGGAGCGCTGGCGGCATGGGAGATCGTCCAGCACGCGCTGTCCGTCGCGTGGATCGAAACCACGTCCTTCCTCTCCAAGACCTGGACCGACTTCACGGGGTTCCTGCGCAGCAGTTGGGAATCAGTGCAGAATTGGCTGGAGAACCGCTGGCATGAACTGTTCGCGATGTTCGATGACACGTACGACGCCGGCGCGGCCAAAGCGATGGCCGACCGGCTGAGCGCGCAATCCCAGCAGAAGATTGAGCAGGAGCGCCGCGGTGCGCTGGCGCAGCAGGAACAGACGCGGACCGCACAGCGCCAGCAGGCATCACAGCAATCGGATTCGGCCCTGGCTCGGATCGGCGGGGAATACCAACAGGCGATCGCGGACGTCACCGCCGCCAATGCCGCGAAGATCAGGGCTGCTCAGGATGCGGTCGATCAGGCGCGGGCCGAGTGGCAGAAGGCAATCGACGAGGCACGAACCAAGCGAAAAGCGAAGGAATCCGAGGGTGCTGCGGCCCAACCCGAAGGCCCGGGCGATGTCACCAGCCAGTTCGGCGGCCTGGCGGACCTGCTCGCGCAGGCGCAGAAACGCACCATCGGCGTCGCCGGCACGTTCAACGCCTTCGAGGCCCGAGGCCTGGGTGCTGGCGGTGTGTCGGACCGCATCGCCAAGGCCACGGAGTCCACCGCCCAGAACACCAAGCGGCTGCTGGAAGAAATGCAGGACCTGGACGAAGCGGAATTCGAGTGATCGCGAGGTGCCACATGCGAGAGATGTTGCCCATGTTGATTCCGATGCCCTGTCTTTTGGCCGGGGCGCGGTCATGTGGTATAGTAATTTCACGGCCGGGGCATTCCCCGAAGAAGGTTCCCCCCCTCCTTCTTCACCCCCGGCTTTTTTCATGCGCGTTGCTCACGCCTCAATCGCATTCCGGGGTCCAAACTGGATGAACCATGCCCGCTACCGTCGCCGAAAAGTTCGCCAGCCGGGCCGGAGACAACTCCAGCATCGACCTGCTGTACGTCGTCAGCGGAACCGATGATGATGTTGCAGCGCGGTCGGCCCTGGCAAGCGGCGCTCCGGCCACCTACTCCGGCCTGGTGCGGGATGATGAATCTGTGCATGTCGAACCGGTCGGCTCGGGGGTGTGGGACGGCAAGGTCCGCTACATCAAACCGAGTTACCAGGCCCCGGCCACTGGGGATGCGAGCTTCAGCTTCGACACCACCGGCGGCAGTCAGCACATCACGCAGAGCAAGCAGACAATCCAGAAGTACGCTCCCAGCGGTCAGACCGCGCCGGACTTCGGCGGCGCGATCGGCGTTACCCACGACAGTGTCGAGGGTGTGGACATCACCGTGCCGGTCTTCTCGTTCTCGGTCACGCGGTACGTGTCGACCGCGAACATGAACCAGGCCTTCATCGAGACCCTGTACGCCTTGACTGGCAAGACCAATAGCGCCAGTTGGACCGTCAATATTGACGGCGTCACGATGACCTTCGCTGCCGGTGAGGCACTCTTCCTGGGCGCTGGCGGGTCCAAGCGGAAGAGTGAGCAGGATTGGGAACTGGGTTTTCGCTTCGCCGCCAGCCCCAACGCGACGGGGCTCACCATCGGCGGGATCACCGGGATCAGTAAGAAAGGCTGGGAGTACCTCTGGGTGCGGTATGCGGATTCCGAAGACACCTCCGCCAAGGCGATCGTGAAGAAACCCGTGGCGGTATACGTCGAGAAGGTCTATGACGAGGGGGACTTCACCGGGCTGGGGCTTTTGTCATGAGCACGCCGTTGAAGAAAGTCCGGTCGGGTCAGAAGCTCCGCATTCCTGCTGAGGCGTACAACGCCTTTGTCGATGCGGCCACTGATCTGCGCCGCCGCCAGCAGGCCCAGCAGCAGGAGGATCATCCCCAACAGCGCGATGTCGGCATCGTCCTGGTCAAGAACAGCTCAGGTGCCGACCGGGGGCAGTTTGCCGTCCTGGGAATCACCGGCCCGCTCTTCGCAGCGACGGGCGCGGGCAGCAACCTCCAGGAATTCAAGAACCGTGTCGTGCTGGATTGCGCTACCCCCAGCATCTCGTCTCATACCGGCAAGTTTGTCGTACTGGCTGAGCCGATTCTCAGCGGCAAGATTGGCCGTGCGTTTGTCGCCGGCGTTTTTTCCGCGAAGGTCGAGATTATCGCCGCCGATGACGGCTATGCCGACGTGAAGGACTCGGCTTCCGAGCTGAAGACGGCCGCCACGGGCGCGGCTCGAATCTTGTGGAAGGAATCGGGAACCGGCGCGGGCAAATGGGCCATTCTGAGTTTAGGTGGTGGTGGAGGTGGAGGCACCACCGGCGGCGGGTTCAGTGTGCTTCGCATCTTCAGCAACCGAACCTGTGGCGAGGTGTATGCCGCTTACAAGCTCACGCTGGGCACGGGAACGTTCGATTCCGCAGGCTCGACATTCAACGCATCGCACATTGGCGCTGATGGGGAAGAAGTCACCGCCATCAACACGCAGGAAGGTGACAACGCCACGAGTCACAAGATCACCTCCGGCACCCAGCGCATCAAACTGGTCGTGGGCTTCGATCTGGGCCGAACCGACAGTTACGGCAAGAAGTGCTTTCTGATCGTGGCCAAGGACTTTGGGTGCTGATATGGGGGATAAAGCGATAGAACGAGCGGACGGCAAGGGCGTTGACCGGGGCACCGGCAAGGGCCGCGAGTGCGACTGCCCGTGCGACCTGGAAAGCGTGTATCGGCCCGTCTCGTCGATCGTCAATAACGGGGATGGCACGGCGACCGTCACGGTGCCCACCGGCCACGCGTTGCCGAACATTCCCCACGCGGCGTACTACGCGCCACGAAACAACGTCTTTATCTGCGGGGCCGATCAGCCGCAGTACAACGGATACTTCGACGTCTACCAGTACATCAGCACCACCCAGTTCAAGATCAGTGGCATCGCCACGTCCGTTCCCACGCCCGCGACCGGCACGATCTTCTTGCAGCGGCAGAGCTGGCTGCTGAATATCCCGAAGTTCACGGTGCGGAACACCTACCCGTACTACTCCGATTACGAGTGCTTCCAGCTGTACAACCTCGGGCCGTGGATTCCGTTCCATTATGCAGCCATTCTTCAGGGCATCAGCCCATCAACGGGAAGGCGAAGCATCCTGGGAACGGACTGCGATGAATCAGGCGGAGAAGCGGAAGATGCCTACACCGACTACTATGGGCCATCCGTTGAAGGCGTGTTCCGGCTGTCGCAGGCGACGGTGTGGAACATCGGATGCTCGGAGGGGTACATCGGAATCCCCAGCAAGTATCTGTGGACCGCTCCCCGGTGGAGCAATTACGGCAACCAGGGGCCGACGTCCTGGACATTCGCCACGACCTACATCTACAACGGGCAGACCTATACCTCAGAGTCGAGTGGTGCGATAAGCGTCTCTCTGACCTACTTCATCAACTCGTACGAGAACCCGATCGTCATCTATCGCAGCATCGGCGTCAGCGCCGGTGCCACGGTCTTCACCGCGACGGACACTCCCGCTGATCTGATCACGCCCGTCACCCTGGCGAATCAGATCGGCTCATCGTGCTGGGAATACGGATCAGGTGGAACAGTGACCCTCATCCCATGCCCGGCCTGAGCGTTGTCATCATCTGCATGAACTGCGAGCATCGGCAGCGGCCGTGTGTGGATGGACCGTGTGCGTGCCTCGCCGAAGACAAACCCATGCCCATCATCGAACGTGCTGAAGCGGGCTGCCCGCATGGCAAGTTCAATGTGTGCAGTCGATGCCTTTCCAGAGACCACACTGTCGAGCAATGTCCAATTCCCGAGGGACTATCGCCAGAACAGGCCGCCTTTGACGCCAGATATATCGTCGGGGGATGCGGCTGTTGAGGCCGCAATCGAACACTTCTCTGTCGCCACACTGACAGCAGTATGTCAGACCCGGTAGTGGCGCAAACCCATAAAGAGATTGACGTTAACTGCAAATAACTGTGAAATGCGGATCTGTGATCGCCAGCAGACGGGGGCGGTATCGTCCCTTCTCGATCGCGGAGGTTGGATGGCTAATCGACAGAAGCAAGACCCGGTGATGACCATCGACGACCTAGGCCATTACCTCAAGCTCTCAACTTCTACGCTCTACAAGCTGTGCGCCGAAGGTAAGGTACCGGGGCATAAGGTCGGACGGCACTGGCGGTTCCACCGCGCCGTCATCGACCAGTGGTTGGGACATGAATCCGGAAATCCTACTCGGCGGGGCAACAAGTGAAGCTCATCAAGAACACAGGCAACGACCGCGTGATCGACGAACTGCGTCAGACACTTGCGATCCAGACATCGCTCGACCTGGCGTCGCCCGCGTTCTCTCTATTCGCGTTTGCCGAATTGCGCGACCTCCTGGACAAGCTGGCGACGTGCCGCATGGTGCTGCCGGTGGTGAACGATACCGAAATCGGCCTTGTCGGCGCCGAAGGGGATCGGCCATTTCGCAATCGGCTCCAGTTGCGCTGGCTCGCCCGTGAGTGTGCGGCATGGCTAAAGAAGGTGGAATTGCGTGGCGCGCCAACATGGCTTCCGCAGTCCATCCTTATCGCCGGAAGGCCAGAAGCGGAGCTCCACCGTGTTATCACAGGCAGCTGCGCTTTCACCACGAAGGGATTGGGCATCACGCCCGGCGACCAATTCAGCCTGATCCAGTGTTCCGAGAAGCCCGAGGAATCCGCGACTTTGGGTTCGTGGTTCACCAACCTGTGGAATTCCCTGCCCGCATCCGACGAATATAAGACCGCGTTCCTCAAACGTCTCCAGGAGCTGGCCGGGCATAGGCCCCCGGCGCTCATCTATTACCTGACCTTGTACCATGTCTTCAAAGATCTTGGCGACGAACTGGACGAGGAGCGGGTCGTTAAGTCTGCCACGGGCATTCGTAACACCACCGTCTGGAAGAAGCTTTACAAGTTCCAGCGAGACGGCGTCGTCGGCTCCATCGATAAATTGGAGCGCCTCGGCGGCTGCATTATTGCCGACAGCGTAGGTCTGGGGAAAACCTTCGAAGCCCTCGCCATCATCAAGTATTACGAGCTGCGCAACGACCGCGTCCTGGTGCTGGTGCCCAAACGCCTGCGCGACAACTGGACGCTCTACAAGGCCAACGACCGCCGGAACTTCCTCGCATCCGACCGCTTCAACTACGACGTTCTCAATCACACGGACCTATCGCGCGACGACGGTTCCTCGGGCGACATCGACCTGGCCCACGTCAACTGGGGCAATTACGACCTGGTCGTCATCGATGAATCGCACAACTTCCGCAACAAGGCCACGCACAACGACCGGGAAACCCGCTACGACCGCCTCATGCGCCGCATCATCAAGGAAGGCGTGAAGACCCGCGTCCTTATGCTCTCGGCCACGCCCGTCAACAATCGGCTCGCCGACCTCAAGAACCAGATCGCCTTCGTGACGGAGGCGGATGACACCGCCCTTGACCCACACGGCATTCCGAGCATTGAGGCCACGGTGCGGCAAGCGCAGCTTCAATTCAATCGCTGGCTGGCGTTGGAAGACGCTGATCGGAGGCCGGCACGCCTCATGGACATGCTCGGCTTCGATTATTTCAAGCTGCTGGACCTGTTGACCATCGCCCGGTCCCGCAAGCACATTGAAAAATACTACGGCACCGAGGAGACAGGTCGGTTCCCGGAGCGCCTCAAGCCGATCAACATTAAGCCCGACGTGGATTCGACAGGTGAGTTTCGATCCATCCGCGAGATCAATAACGAAATCCGCCGCCTCACCCTGGCGACCTACGCGCCCCTGCGCTACGTCCTGCCGCACAAACAAGCGGCCTATGACGCCAAGTACAGCACGCGCATTCGCGGCGGCGAGAGCTTCTTCCGGCAGGTGGACCGCGAAGAAAGCCTCGTCCACCTGCTCCGCGTGAATGTCCTCAAGCGCATGGAGAGTTCGGTGACCTCGTTCACCCTGACTCTCACCCGCCAACTCGCTGATGTCCAAGCCACTCTCGCCAAGATTGAGGCCCATGCCGAGTCGGTTGAGGAAACCGACATCGCCGATGTGGACGTCGACGACCCCGGCTTCGAGAGCCTCTTGGTCGGGACCAAGGTCAAGGTTCTGCTTCAGGATGTAGACCTGGTCCGTTGGCGGCAGGACCTGATCGAGGACCGCAACCGCCTTGCGACGCTACTGTCGGCGGCGAAGGTGATCGGCGCGGCACGCGATGCCAAACTCCACGCGCTGCGAGAAGTCATTCAGGACAAGTGCCGCCGACCGATCAACCCCGGTAACCGCAAGGTTCTAGTGTTCACCGCGTTCGCCGACACCGCTCACTACCTCTACAGGGAACTGTCCGGCTGGGCGAAGGATGCGCTGGGCCTGCATAGCGCCCTGGTGACGGGTGCTGGCCACAACCAAACGACGTTGCCACACCTGCGCAAGGACTTCGTCAGCATCATCACGGCGTTTTCGCCACGCTCCAAGGAACGCCCCACTGATCTCGCTGGCGAGGGCGAACTTGATCTCCTAATCGCCACGGATTGCATCAGCGAGGGCCAGAACCTCCAGGACTGCGACACCGTCATTAATTACGACATCCACTGGAACCCCGTGCGGATCATCCAGCGGTTCGGCCGGATCGACCGCCTCGGCTCGCCTAACGAGCACATTCAACTGATCAACTTCTGGCCCAACCTCGAGTTGGAGGAGTACATCAACCTCGAACAGCGCGTCAGCGGCCGCATGGTGCTGCTCGACATCTCGGCGACTGGCGAGGAGAACATCATAGAACACCAGTCCGGCAACCAGATGAACGACCTGGAATATCGGCGCAAACAGCTCCTCAAACTCCAGGATGCCATCATCGATCTGGAAGATCTCAATAGCGGTGTTTCCATCGCGGATCTCACGCTGACCGACTTTCGTATCGATCTGGCGGAATTCCTCAAAGAAAGTGCCGCATTGCTGGAATCCCTACCGCTTGGAACAATGGCGGTGATCACAGCGCCGGCTGCCGCCAATGGAGAAGCCGCGATCCCGCCCGGCGTCATCTTCTGTCTCCGCGCGGTCGGCGATGCGGCGCAGAAGGCCATCGAGCCGGGCTACCCCCTGGCCCCCCATTATTTGGTGCATGTGGGCGAGGATGGCAGCGTGCTGCTCCCATTTACTCAGGCCAAGAACGTCCTGGACCGCCTCAAAGGGCTCTGCATCGGGCGCGATATGCCCGACGCAGGTGCCTGCGCCCGCTTCGATAAGACCACCAAGGATGGCCGGGACATGGCCGTCGTTCAGGGTATGCTCTCCGCGGGCGTCGCTTCCGTCGTCGGCAAGAAGGAGGAACGCGCCGTCGCGAGCCTTTTCACCCCCGGCGGCACGCACGCCATGAAGGGGGAGTTCCAGGGAATCAATGATTTTGAGGTCGTGGCCTCGCTGGTCGTGTTGCCGGAGGAACCGCGTTCGTGAGCGTCAACATCGTCATCAACGCCCTCGCACTTCCGGCGGATTCCCGTGTGGACCAGCGTGTCCCCAAGAAACTGCTGCTGGAAAACGGCGCGCCGACTGCCGCCGACAAGCGCCAGATCTCTGACGGGGTCGAGGAACTCTTCTGGGTTGCCGCGCTCAAGCCCACGAACGTTGGCGTACAGGTGTTCCGCGATGACGTGCGGGAATACCTGGAGATCGCCGTCCTTACCGTCGCCCTCCGCGCCGACGCCAAGGCCACGCGCCTGACGGAATTGATCCATCGAGCCATCCCGTATCCGGTTGTTCTCCTGGCGGTGCAAGGCCAGACCGTGAGCGTTTCGCTGGCGCACAAGCGGTGGTCGCAGGGCGAGGCCGGCAAAGTGGTCATCGAGGATGTTCGCCGTTCCGCCCCGTTTCGGCCCGAAGCGCCAACACCCCAGGAAGCAGCTTTCATGGCCAGCGTCGCTCTCTCTGGCCTGCCTTCCCGCGACCTGTTCGCGCTGTATCAGGGCTGGATCGACCGTGTGGCCGCGTTTGAAGCCGCCCGAATCACCGGCATGTTCGCCGCGCCGGAATCCTCGCCACGCGCCGCGGCCCTGCGCGAGGGGCTTGACGCCCATGCCAAGTTGCAGCGTGATATTGCGTCCCTGCGATCCCAAGCCGCCAAAGAGAAGCAGCTTAATCGCCGCGTGGCTCTGAATCTTGAGATCAAGCGTCTGGAGGCCCAGCTTGCCGAAACGGCAAAGGCCCTGTGAAGGAATCGATGATGAAGAAACTCACCGCTGAAGACCCAGAAACGAAGTCCGCAGATCTGGTCGCGGAGAATATCGCCCAACTCCAGGCGATCTTCCCGGACGCCGTCACCGAGGGGCGGATCGACTTTGACGTACTCAAGCAGTTACTTGGCGGCGCGGTGGATGACCGGGGGAGAAGTACGGCCTCAATTGGCACGGCAAACGGGCCGCACGGCGGTTGGCCCTCACCCCATCCGGCGGCACGCTGCGGCCCTGCCCCGACGAAAGCGTGGAGTGGGACACGACGCAGAATCTCATGATTGAGGGCGACAACCTCGAGGTTCTGAAACTGCTGCAGAAGTCCTATGCGGGCAAAGTCAAGCTCATTTACATTGACCCGCCATACAACACCGGCAAGGATTTCGTCTATCCCGATAGCTTCCAAGACAATATTCAGAACTACCTCGAACTTACCGGCCAGGCGGACGGGGAAGGTCGGAAATTGACGTCCAACACAGAGGCGTCGGGAAGGTTTCACACAGATTGGTTGAACATGATGTATCCGCGCCTCAGGCTGGCCCGCGCCCTACTGCGCGATGACGGGGCCATGTTTATAACAATCGATGATGGAGAGCTACCGAATCTTGTTTGCCTCTGTAACGAAATATTCGGCGAGGAAAATCATGTTGCAACGATCTGCTGGCAAAAGAAGGTGTCACCATCAAATGACGCAAAGTGGTTCAGCACCGATCATGACTCAATCGTTTTGTTCGCCAAGTCGCGAGAGACTTGGCGTCCGTATCGGCTTCCGATGAATGACAGGCAAAAAGGCTACTACACGAATCCCGACAATGATGAGCGGGGGCCGTGGAATTCTGCTACGTACACATGTAATAAGAGTAAAGACGAACGGCCCAATCTCTATTACGCAATCAAGAACCCCAACACCGGAGAGGAAGTCTGGCCAAAGGACACAGCAGTCTGGGCCTATTCCCGCGACCTGCATGCAAGCCATGTGAAAGAGAACCTCTTGTATTGGGGCTCCGATGGCCGCAGCAAAATGCCACGGCTTAAGAAGTTCTTGACTGAGGCCGGGAATGTAGTGCCTCGCTCAATTTGGTTTTACGACGATGTCGGCCATACGCAAGAGGCCACGAAGGAGCTGATGAGCCTGTTCCCAGAATCCGGATTTGATACTCCTAAGCCGACGCGTCTCATCAAACGAATGCTTCAAATCGCCGTTGAGCCAAACAAAGGGGACATCGTACTTGATTTCTTCGCAGGGTCGGGCACAACTGGCCAAGCTGTTCTCGATATGAACCATGAGGACGGCGGAAATCGACGCTTCATTCTGGTCCAACTTCCTGAGCCGACCGGACGGAAAGATTATGGGACAATTTCTGACATAACCAAAGAACGTCTTCGCCGGGCAAGTAAGAAGCTGAAAGCTGCGGAAAAAGGCAAGCTGAGTATCGGAGTCACATTGGACTGCGGTTTCCGCGTCTTTGGGCTCGACTCCAGCAACATTCGAGCGTGGGATGCAAACCGCGACAACATGGCAGACACGCTCGCCAAGCACGCCGAGCATCTAAAGGCCGACCGCGCCGAGCAGGACATCCTCTTCGAACTGCTCCTCAAACTCGGCCTCGACCTGACGGTGCCCATCGAGAAGAGACTCATCTCCGGCAAGACCGTCCACAGTATTGGCGCGGGGGCGCTCATGGTCTGCCTGGCCGAGAAGATCGCCGGCAAGGATGTCGAGCCGCTGGCGCTGGGCGTGGTGGAATGGCACAAGAAGCTGGCCCCGGCCGGCGAGACGGCGGTCGTGTTCCGCGACAGTGCATTTGCCGATGACGTGGCGAAGACCAACCTGACTGCCATTCTCCAGCAGCACGGGCTGGAGAACGTGCGGAGCATTTGACGGTCTGACAGCATACGGCAATGCGCAATCGATCTCGCTCAAAGAAGACCAAAAGCAAGGCCGCGAAGCGGCGGCAGGCGGCACGCCCGGGGGCCAAGCGTAGCCGAGCAGCAAGTAGCAGGAAGGCCCGGAAGCGACGGGCGAAGAGACGTGTGAGCGTGAAGGCGCGGAGAAGGGAACCACGCAAGGCGAACACGGTCAAGGCCAAGCGACGGGCCGCGCAGCGCGGCCGGAAACGTGTAAGACCATCGGCCAGCCGTCAGGCGGGGCGCAAGGTCAAGGCAGCCGCCCCCGCTACCGCGAGGGTCGATAGTCGGGCGAAGATGGCCGACGCGCCTCAGCGACGCGCACCCCACGGAGCACCATCGTCAAGCAGCGGAAAGGCAGTAATGAAGCTCCACTTTGAACCCAATTTGGATTACCAGCATACGGCCATCGAGGCCGTCTGCGATCTGTTCCGCGGACAGGAGATCTGCCGCACCGACTTCACCGTGGTCCGTGACGTAAAAGATGCGCAGATGCGGATGAGCTTCGCCGAGCATGACCTGGGCATAGGCAACCGGCTACAACTACTGGACGATGAACTGGTCAAGAACCTGGAGGACGTGCAGATTCGCAACGGCCTGCGCCCCTCGGCCACGCTAACATCCGGCGATTTCACGGTGGAGATGGAGACTGGCACCGGCAAGACCTACGTCTATTTGCGGACCATCTTCGAGTTGAACCAGCGCTACGGCTTCACCAAGTTTGTCATCGTGGTCCCGTCCGTGGCGATCAAGGAGGGCGTCTACAAGACGCTCCAAATGACCGAGGAACACTTCCGCAGCCTCTATGCCAATGCGCCGTTCGACTTCTTCCTCTACGACTCCGGCAAGCTCGGCCAGGTGCGGAACTTCGCCACGAGCCCGACCATCCAGATCATGGTGGTGACTGTGGGGGCGATCAACAAGAAGGATGTGAACAACCTCTATAAAGACAGCGAAAAGACCGGGGGCGAGAAGCCCATCGACCTGATCAAGTCCACCCGGCCGATCCTGATCGTGGATGAGCCGCAGAGCGTGGACGGTGGCTTGGAGGGTCAGGGTAAGAAAGCCCTGGGAGAGATGAACCCGCTCTGCACGCTGCGCTATTCCGCGACGCACGCAGACAAACACCACATGGTGTACCGGCTGGACGCCGTCGATGCCTACGAACGGAAACTCGTCAAACAGATCGAGGTCGCGTCGTTGCAGGTGGAGGGCGCACATAACAGGGGCTACGTGAAGCTGCTTTCCACAAGCAACAGGCGAGGATCATTCAGCGCCAAGGTGGAACTGGACATGCAGCGCCTGCACGATGTGCGGCGTGAAACCGTGACCATCGGGCCGGGCGACGATCTTCAACAGGTGACCGGCCGCGAGATCTATGCCAACTACGGGGTGCAGAGCATCGGGTGCAAGGAAGGCGATGAATACCTGGAACTGACCAATCTCGACAAACGCCTGCGTCTGGGCGACGCGGTCGGCGACGTGGATAGCGACGCCGTGAAACGGCTCATGATCCGTCGCACCATCGAAGAGCATCTGGACAAGGAATTGCGCCTACGCCCACAGGGGATCAAGGTGCTGAGCCTGTTCTTCATCGATGCCGTCGAGCATTACCGCAGTTACGCCGCCGATGGGACGCAGGTGAAGGGCAAATACGCATTGATGTTCGAGGAAGAGTACCGGAAGGCTGCGAAGAAGCCGAAATACCAGACACTGTTCAACGCGGTGGATCTCAAGTCTGACGCAACCGAAGTGCATGACGGGTATTTCTCCATCGATAAGAAGGGCGCGTGGACCGATACCGCGGAAAGCAACCAGGGTGGCCGCGAGAGTGCTGAACGCGCCTACAGCCTCATCATGCGGGATAAAGAGCGGCTGCTCAGCTTCGATACGAAGCTAAAGTTCATCTTCTCCCACTCCGCCTTACGCGAGGGGTGGGACAACCCCAACGTGTTCCAGATCTGCGCGCTGCGCGACATCGGCACCGAGCGTGAGCGCCGTCAGACAATCGGCCGGGGCCTGCGTCTGTGCGTCAACCAGGATGGCGACCGGCTTCGGGGCTTTGACATCAACACGCTGACGGTCATTGCTACGGAGGGGTATGAGGAGTTTGCCGAGAACCTCCAGAAGGAGATTGAGCAAGACACCGGCATTCGGTTTGGTCTAGTTGAGAAGCACCAGTTCGCTGCCATCCCGGTGACCGACGAAAAGGGCGTGACCAAGGCGCTTGGCGTGACCCAGTCGGAAGCCATCTGGACCCATCTCAAAGACGCGGGCTATGTGGACGCTAAGGGTAAGGTGCAGGACCACCTGCGGAAGGCGCTGAAGGACGACACACTGAAATTACCCGAGCAGTTCAAGGCGCAGCTGCCCCAGGTTAAGGAGGTGCTTCGGAAGCTCGCCGGCAGGCTGGACATCAAGAATGCCGATGAGCGCAAGACGATCCGGACGCGGCAGGCCGTCTTAAATAGCGCCGAGTTCCAGGCGTTGTGGAACCGGATCAAGCACAAGACGACTTACCGCGTGCAGTTCGATAACGAAAAATTGATCAAGGAATGCACTAAGGTGATCGCGCAATGCCCGCCCATCGTCAAGACGCGGGTGCAAATTCGGAAGGCAGACCTCGCCATTGGCCGTGGCGGTGTCACGTCTGAGGAAACGGACCAGGCAGCGCCCGTTGTGCTCGAGGAGACGGACATCGAGTTGCCAGACCTCCTGACGGACCTACAGGACAAGACCCAACTGACGCGCCGTAGCCTCGTTCGGATTCTGACGGAGAGCGGACGTCTCGACGACTTCAAGGCGAACCCGCAGCAGTACATCGAGTTGGTCGCGGAGGCCATCCGGCGTACCAAGCGCCTGGCCATCGTGGATGGCATCAAATACCAGCGGCTCGGTGACGAACACTACTATGCCCAGGAACTCTTCGAGCAGGAAGAACTGACCGGCTACCTGAAGAACATGTTGGCGGTCACGAAATCCGCGCACGAGTACGTTGTCTATGGCTCCGGAGTCGAGCATTCGTTTGCGGAGTCGCTCGAAGCAAACTCCGCCGTGAAGGTCTACGCGAAACTGCCGGCCTGGTTCAAGGTGCCGACGCCGCTGGGCACCTACAACCCGGACTGGGCGGTCCTGGTGCAGAAGGACGGCGCGGAGAGACTGTATTTCGTGGTGGAAACGAAGAGCAGCCTGTTCACCGACGACCTGCGCGACCGGGAGAATGCAAAGATTCAGTGCGGCGAGGCCCACTTCAAGGCGCTGGCCGTCGGTGACAGCCCGGCGCAGTTCGTTAAGGCGCGGAACATTGACGACCTCATGGCCAAGACATGAGCGGTAGTCTCGATGCGTTCGGCATGAGAGCGACAGGAGAGTATTCATGGGCGAGACCATCAGGAAAATCATTCAGGATCTCACCGGCCAGACTCCGCCGTTCGACCGGGACGTTGAGAGTTCTGCGACGGCGCTCCTGAACGGCACGGGGATGGGCCACAGCCAAATGAATGAAGTGCTGCTGACCCTTGGCTATGACCGCATCTCACCGAGCTTCTTTCAATTCCTGGTAGACGGCAGCGCCGAGTATAAGTTGGGAGCGGCGATCACATCGGTTGACCATTTCAAGAACGGCGTCGACCATTTCAGGCGGTTTGCCGCGCTTCGCTTTGGAAACATCAAGTATGCCTTCGGTCATCTTTCAGAGCTCCCGGAGGACGGGTTAGCGGCCGAACTCGCTCTTCTCGCGCCCGTACCTGAAGACAACTACGGGAAGCGCCATGACCCCATCGTGCCAACAGAGGCGATCCCCGGTGACGAGACATACTATCTCGGTTACGTGATCGAACGTGAGATAAAGGCACGCCTCAAGCAGAATCCCGATGACGCCGAGGCCAAGGCCCAGCTCGCAACACGGAAAAAAATCG